TAGCTTCCTCACGTTGCTTGGTTATCTCTGAGAACCGCTTTTCAAGTTTAGGATTTTGCTTACGCTCACCCTCTTGGTTTGCTTCCTTTTCTGCCTCTTTCGGTTCACTCTGTTCTTCTTGGACTTCTGGCTCGGCAGATTCTTCTTCCACCGCCTCAGTATCCCCAGAGGATTCAGCTAAACCTAATCTGTTTGCATAAAATTCTGCTGCATTCTCGCTTGTCAATACTTGACCCGCTTCTTTATCGGACATACGTTTCCCAACGATTTGACCCTGTAAACCTCACAGGTACGGTGTAGTTAATCTACCACAAAATCTTTTAAACTCAAATAGCCCGTTCGGTTGTTTCCGCATTAACGTCATTCAATGCGCCTCTGTCCATTTGAGCCAAAACTAGAGCAATCTGTTGCTTCATGCGTTCAATCTCTAGTCGTGTCTGAGAGTTAATGACCGTATCGTGTGCTTGACCGTCCACACGCATCTGCATTTCGGCACGGTCACTTTGTTCACGCAATTCAGCCTCATTAGCCCTTCCTGTCTCTTTCATCAGGGTGCGCTTAGTCTCGGAGTCTTGACGCAATTGCTCAACATCCATGCGGTTCTTCAACAGCAAATCTTTATCCTGAAGCGCCTGTGTGAGTTCCTGAATTTGCTTCTGTGACATAGCCAGTTGCATTTGAACTTGGGGAGGCACTTTGGACTTATCGTCAATTTGAGCCATTGGGTTGGCAGCGGCAAGGCGGTCAGCAATGATGTCAGCGCCAGGCCAATCCATGTTGCGGAATACTAAGTCACCAGCTACGCCCATCAATTCAGGTGCGGCTGAAAGCAATGGAAGCATATTGTCCACAGCTTCTTGACGCTTGCTGTTGTAGCCTGGGCCTGTCTCCATGACCACATCGTATTGACCCACGGTAATGTCGTTCAGCACACGACCCACAGAGTCACGTTGGTTGATGGTCAACAGTTCTGGCTTGCCATCGTCACCAATGATGCGCATGACACGCTCTGTGTCGTAAATCTTGGGAATCAAATCTAGGCAAATTTTGCCGACATGAGCAATTGTGCGTGTCAGATTGTCGTAATAGTCAAAGTTTGTCAGGTCAACTTGTTGTTGCTGACCGTTCAAAGCCTTGCCTGAAATGTTGCCTTGACCCAATTGCGCTGGGTCAAAAATGCCCATGATGTTTTTAATATCATCATTTACGCCAGCCGCTGCCGCCATAACGCCAGTTGGAGGCGGTTCTGGTTGCATACGAACTGGAGGGGGCGCAGGGCGACCGTCAATGTCTGTTTGCTTGTAGCGCAAGACAGGGAATGACTTAATGTTGGCATTTGCCCAATCGCTCTCGTGACCCTCGTCCTGACCTTCAGCAAGAATCCACTTGGCTTTAGGTGCAAGGGCAACGCTTTCGGTAATGGAAGTCTGCCAAAAGTTATACATCCGCTGTGGGTCTTTAGCATAACGAATCATGCCGAACTTCTTGCGCTTGTCACCAATGACAATGTGGCGACCATAGACGGGGACGATTGGGATGTATTTGCCCGCCCAATCACGTTCCTCAAGAATCTCAACCGCAGTCATTTTGCAGTATTTGATGGTCTTTTTGTATGAGTCACGCTTGTCAACCACGGTGATGCCATAGGCATCAAGGCGTTTAAAGAAGTCTTTGTCATCAGCAAATGTCGCTGTGCCATCGCTTAAAAGGTACAAAGTAGCCTTTTCTTTGACCGTGTAGTAATACTCAGCAAGGCGAATATCCTCTTTGGTGATCCACTCAGATTGTGAGTCGCCAGTTCCACGTTGCGTAAAGCTAGTGCCACCGTCATCCGCTTCTGGGTACATTTTGCGGAATTGGTCTTTGGACACCATTGTTGTAATTAAACAACGCTCTGCGTCTGAGCCATCAGGGGCTGTGGAATTAGGATCAAAGTACACCGTGAATGGGTTATCCACAGGGTCAATGTAGATTTCCTGATCAAAAGAATCTTCAGAAATGTAGTCTGTACGCACACGCATAAAGCCCCAACCCATGCGAACTGCATAGTCAAAAGCGTTGTCGTAAGCGTAATCAGCGTTGGAATTGACCTCAATGTGGCGAATAATGCCTTGGATGGTCTGTGCATCCACCATGTCATCATGCGTGTTTGTGGCATGGACTTTGATGCGGGGTCGCTGCTGGCGCTGTTGGTTAGAAACTTGGCGGCAGTAGTTGTCCACCTTGTTGACCGTGATCACAGGGCGTGATTCAAGGTTTCGGGAATTCTGGAGTTCTACAGGCCATTGATCACCACCACCGAACTTCAAATCTTCCAATGCTTCTTGGCGATTCATTGTGTCGGCATCGTTTGCCCATTTTAAGAAGTCAATTGCTTCTTGAATTCGTGAGTCGTAATCATCAGCCATGATGTTGCCCTAAATGTGATATAGCCATTTTACGCCATCCAAGAATGTTGGCTACCATAATTTGCATTTGGTCTGGGTTTCCTCGTCTGCCGAGGCTCATTTACCATCAGACCGATGTATCTAAACGCATCAGCGCCATGCGAATATTGGTCGTGCAATGGCGTTTTGCTAAATTGCTTGGTGTCTGGGTCAACATCGTATCTGTAATGACGCAAACATTGCAAGCCCTCGTGACAATTCTCACGGTCAAACCAGCAGTTCACAAAGATTGTTCTGGCAGCGTTGATGGAGTCCAGAATAGGCGTTTTGGGAATAATTTTGGTTTTGTAGCCAGCAGCCCTCACAATTTCCTCAATGCTTCTGCCATTCCCCGCCAAGGTTTTGTTCTCAGCATCGTGTGGCAACCATAGCGTGTCGTACATATAGCCAAAGGTCTGCATCTTTGCCAGGTAGTCGCTCATGGTCTGCTGATTGCCCTCAATGTAGCGAATTAGGCGTGTTTCCATGCCTATAAACTGCAAGAACCAAATGGCTGTGGCATCAGACCAACCCAAGTCAAAAATAGCGTGTACGGGTTTTGTGGGGTCGTAATTGACCTTGGTAATGCGCCCATCCAATTCTGCCAATTGCATTTCTTTGGCAAAGATAGCCCCATCAACCGTCTGGCGGCATAAACCTTCCCAAACCACGTTGTAAGCCTGTGGGTCACGAAACTTCAGCGCATCTTTTTCCAATCTCAACGTGTCAGGAAACCAAGGATTGTCCGACCAGTTGACTTTGGTGACGATGCAGTCATCAGGCGGGTTAAGAACAAACCTTTGGTAAGTCTCATCTGTCTCCAACTCAGGGTTGAATGTGATCCAGATTTCAGACTTTTCTTTACGAATGGTTGGAATTAAGACATTCCATGACATTCGGCTGGTTGTTTGCGCTTCCTCAACCCAACAAATGTCCACACCTTCATAGGATTTGACGTTAGCCACGTTGTTCTTTAGACCGACAAAGCTGAACTCAGAGCCGTTCTTGCCCCGAATGCTTGTCTGAGTGATCTCGTAGAACGACCCAAGCCCAAGCGCCTCGATCTGGTCGCACAACAGCTTGTGAACCGAATCTTTGATAGATGTTTGGAATTCACGGGCGCATAGCACTCGTAATGGGTTTTGTGCTGCCTTTATCAGTAACGCCCTAGCTACACCCCATGACTTAGCACCGCCTCGTCCACCATAGAGAACTTTGTACCGTGATGGCTTAAACAAGCACTCCAGCTTGAGTGGGAACTCTGCCTTGGCTATTGCTTGTGCTACTTCAGACATTGTTGGAACTCAATTTGGTCTTTGACAAAGGTGCGAGGGAAAGCCAGAAAACTTCGCACATCAACATCCTTGAACGCTGGCTTAACACTCCAACACGCATAGGTTGTCCCATGCGTCTTAGACCTCGCTGGGCTTTACAAAGCTGACTTGGATGCCAGACAACAATGGTGCGCCATCAGCACCTGTAATTTCAGTCTTTGTGCTTTCACGATACTTCTTGGGGAATCGTGCTGCCATTGACCGTGACCACAAAGTTGCGTTCAAACGGTCGCTTTCTTTGTTCTCAACCATGTAAGCCGCGGCTTGTTCTTCCCACCATGCTTGCTCATAAGTCTTGCAATCTTCCAAGGCGTGCAGAAATTCTGGATGCTTGTCACGCCAATCGTATAAAACTCGTAAGGAAACGTTAAGGTTTGCCGCTATTTGCTCAATGCTTTTACCGATTCTGCCCAAAGCAATCACTTCCTCACAATACTTAGGATCGTAGAGGGATGGTCTTCCAACAGGGCGTTTTTCGGTAGTGTCTGTCATTCTTGTGATTCTACGGGTTTGTCAAGTTGACGCAACCATGCTTCATTCTCGGCAATAGCGCCTGAAATAGCATGGAAGTTGGCAAGCATTTGCTCTTTTTGCTTCTCAAGTTCAGCAATACGTCTTTCTAGTTGCTCTTTCATTTCTTTTTGTCCTTCTTGGCAGCGTTCTTTTCAGCGTAGGCAATGGCAACGGCTTGCTTTACAGGCTTGCCAGCTTTTATTTCCGTCTTGATGTTCTTTTTGAACGCTTCAGGCGATTTAGATTTGATGAGTGGCATTAGCAGTTCCAGTTCTTGAGTGAGGCTTTGGCACGTTCAGCAGGGCCTTTGGCATTCTTTACGACCCCTTCCATACGGGCGCAAAAACTTGCCTTACGACCCTCATCCTTCTTGGTTTTGGGATTCGGGGCTGGCGGTTTAAGGTTTGATCCGTTCTTGGCGTTGTATTCAGCACGACCCTTGGCGGTCATACCAGCGCCCTTTTCGGTTGGGTTGTAGGTTTTGCCCTTGCCAACAGTCTTGTGTTCAATGGGTTTGTCGTGCTTTTTAGTCGCCATGATTACTTCTTCGCGGTTTTAGCAGATTGTTTAAAAGCCTCGGCTGTGGGTGCACCCTTTGTGCCAGGC